TTTTTTCTATGGTTACTCCAGTACAAGTTTTACCAAGTTGACTTGCTGCAAGAGCACTTACGTCAACTTTTACAACTGCTGATTCTCCAGTTCCATCAGAAATATTGGTGAATTTCTGTACAACAGTTTTTTCACCATCAACTATGGTTTGTGAAGTTACTGCATCAGCCATCTATACCTCCTATTATTGGTCAGCAAAAGCAGGAACTGTTGTTGATGTAACAGTACCAAAAATTTGATAGTTAGTTGTGTCTTTTCCTACAATTGTAATATCAAATGCTTGTGGCACATTTAACTGTATACTACTGTTTGAGTTACCATCTGAGAAAACAGTTACATTATCTGCATTTGTATCTAAATGTGTGATTCCACCAATATAAAAATTTGTGTTACCTGGTGTAAGGACAAGTGCATCAGTCGCATCTGCTGCCCCACCTGCATAAACAAATCTAAATACAGATCCAGCAATCGGTGCTGGTAGCGTGTAAGTGTTGTCTTGGCCACCGTCTGGAACAAGCAAAACTCTGCCACTATGCGTTGCATTAGTTAGTGTCACATCTCCATCAGAAAGACTGACGGGTCCATCACCAAGCGTAACAATCTCAGTGATTGCACCAGTTGATGAACTTTTGCTAATGGTTTTTAGGGTAGACTCCGATCGAAGGGGTCCGGTAAAAGTAGAAGTAGCCATATGTGTCTCCTGTCTTGGCTAATGTCAGGCACGGTATGCACCTGTCAGGGATACAAGTTTTATACAGTAAAAAAAGAAAAGGGGCAACAAATGCCCCTTCTCATCAATGTTCCATGTGGAACATTACGCTCCTTGAGAACCAAACACACAACGTGGGTTACTGAAGCCGAAGCTATAACGCTCACGAGCCTTGTATCTCACATTACCTGTGTCGAAATCTCCTTCCATAGAAGTTGAAATCGGAGTTCTTTCAAAATGCTTAAAGCCATCTGGAACGTCAGTCAAAATGAAGAACGCATCAGTATCAGTCAAGAAATGGTTGACTGCATAACCTTGCGGCAGCAGACCCATGTTCCTGATTGCGTTGATGTCGTTGTCGGAAGTTCCGACTCGTCCAGGTGACTCTAGAAGCCTGTCAGCGACAAACTGAAGTTGAGGAGGAACAATCAACTTGGTTCCCTGTAGGGCCAAGATCATGTTTCGATCGTCAACAAAAGTGCTGATGCTGATCAAAGCATTTTCTAAAGATGTCTCGTTAAGGTCTGCCATCGTCGTTTGACGATTAGCAAGCGTACCACCACCAGCTAGTGGGTGGCTGGTGTTGATCAAAGACACTCCGTCACCACCCGTAAAGCTAGAGCTAAACGCATTGTTCAATACGTTAGCAGCTTTAACTTGCTTGGTGTGAGCCATACTTCGGGCCAAAGCCTTTGTATAACGTGCGCCAAGGCGGTCATAGAGATTATCCTCGACTGCTTCTTCCGTTAACGCGAAGCCCAGAGCGATAGTTTCATGCGTATAACGCGCTGTGAAACCTTCACTTGCACTGTCGTAGTTAACAGATTGACCTTCCGATTTGGTTTCAGCGTTGCCGAATCCAACTATTAAGACTTCTTCTTCAAACGCTCTGTCAGAAGCTTCTGTCTCAAAGATCTCAGCATGCTCGTTTTCATAACGCGCATACTCCATGCCAAATAAAGCGTTGAGTCCTGGCTCTAGCTCTTTGGCTAACTGTGCTCTTGAAATAGCCATTAGTTATCCTCCTAAGCTAATCCAGCGCCTTTAACGCCAAATATATGGTTTTGAATAACAACTAATACGTTGGTGTTTGCCGAAGCAACATCTGAGTTCTCAGGGTCACCTGAGATATCAATTGCTTTCAGTGGCAAACTCGTACCAGTTGCGCCAGTTGCTACATCCAGTTCCGCACCAGAAATACCAGTTACGGTGCTTCCAGAAGAAGTGTAGACAATATCGAAGTTGCCGAACAAGTCGGCTACTGGGAACGTATCGTCTGCTTGGATTTCAAAAACGACATTCGGATCATCAATGATAAATGCAATGATGTCAGAAGCGTTTGTGCTTGCTGGATAAAAGTTGCTGAACACTTGCTCACTAGTGGTGGGGTCCGTGTACATGCAACCATTGAAAACGCCTACAATCGGCACAGTTCCACCGTCAGCGTGTACTTCAATACCGCCTCCGGTTACCTGGGCAACCATGTCGCCCTGGAAGATACTTGTGCCATAGTTTGCAGCGATTCGATATCGGCTTTGTCCACCAGTATAGACGCCACCGCCTATCATTCTGGATGGACGCATGCCAAATGCGGCATCATTATTAGCCATCGCGTTGCCTCCTAAAAATAAACACAATCAAAAAGATTAAGTTCTACCTTTTCCAAACGAAACCTGCGTTTTCCTTTCTCTCGTCATGGGCATCGCAGGATTCTCCTCTCGCATCAAATCGTTATCAACTGCTCTCATTTGATTTTCGGTTTGCTGCTCGAAATGAGCATTACGCTCATCTGCTGTCTCTTCTGGAATCTTGCAGAGTATCAATCCACCAACACCCACTGTTCCAGCATGCTTACCATCATCAATAGTTGGTAGGTCATAGCCTTCTACTTCTGAGGGCTTAACAGGCTCAAAGCCTTCTCTAAGCCTCATGTGTACGTTGGTTTTGTCATCCTCTCCTCGAATATGCGTCCTAATCCACCTGTATCTCATACCGGCAGGAGCAGGAGGCGTTTCCAGAATTTGAGGTGGAGTCCATGGTTTTCTTGCAGCCCCACTGGACCGTGAAGAAGCATTCCTTGGAGTTCTATTAGATCCTTTTCCTGTTTCTTCGCTCATGATCTCTGTAACCTCATTTTTTGTTTTGCGTATTCCTTGAATGGTACCCCTAGCCTCTTAGCAAGTTGCTGTTCGCTAGGACTCAACTCAATCCTACGATTATTTTGATTGCGTCCAGTTCCAGTTGTGCGCGATCCGGAGACTACTTTTTGGACGTTAGTTTCATCCCCCGCGATATCAAACCTATGAGGAAAAGCTTCCCTCATCTGCTTGTTGATTTCAGAATAGTATTCATCTGATTCCAAGTCAATCTGCGTTGCAGCTAATCGATTATGGATTGCCATAACCTGATCAGTCATTGCCTGGTCAGTTCCAAACCATTCATTCTCTTCTGCCCACTGTTGAGCTCTTGCAGAAGGCTCTTGATAGACAGGTTGATTCTGTGTTTGTCCGTAAACAGGATTAGTAAGACCTTGCTCACGCTGAAGCTCTTCAAAGCTTTGTTCTTGGCTGGCTTGTTGGTCTTCTAGCCACTCCTGATATTTAACTTTGTATTCTTCGTAATCCTGCTTGTACTTGTTTAGTGCTGCTCGATCAGCTTCTGCTTGTGCAATAAGTTGTTGAGCATCTGCCATTCTTTCTGGATCACCAGACTCATACGCAGTCTTGTAAGCATTCTTTGCAGCTTGCGCCTGAGTTTCTACTCTAGTCTCAAACTCATCTCTATAACCTTCTTGAAGGCGCATATTTTCTTGAGATGATGATTGTTGAGAACTAAGCAGCTGACCTGAAAGCTCTTTGTTTTGCTCCTGCAGTTCTTTTACATACTGCAAAGCTTGTAGTTCTCTTCGCTGAAACTCTTTTGCTTGCGCGACAGCTTTGTTTATTCTGTCCTGAGAAGTTCTTGTTCTGCGCTCTGCCTCAGATACTTCTTCATCTTCATCTATTGGTTTTGCATCAAAGTCTTCTTTGACTACATCTTCTGTAATCGGTTCTATTTCTTGAACATCCTCTTCATCTAGGTCAATAACCGCAACCTCTTCGGATGTTTCTTCTTCTACTCTTCTGTTTTCTGGAAGCGAGGCTTTCTCAATATTCTCATCATTAAGATTAGCCAGAGCTTCGGTTAGTGTTTCTTCAGCCATGTTTTCACCTATGCAGATTTAATATCGTCTGGATTTAGTATTGTTCCGATCACTTCATCATCATTAATAATTCTGACTTCGTGATCATCCTCTAGTGCAAAACGAGCTCCTGCATATCTACCGATAAGCACCCAATCTCCTTTCTTACACCATGGTATGCCCTCAAACTTTGTATCGTCTTTGTAAGCCAAAGGACCAACCTTCAATACATAACACACTGATGTGGCTAGGTTTTCTTTATCCACAGTGGAATCAAGAAGGTGTATGCCGCCATCAGTGATACCTTTTCCCTTGTATGGCAAGACCAGAAGTCTCCACCCAGAAGGGTCAGGCATTCGTTCAACCAGTGATTTATCTAACACGGTGGGGTCTAAGACCCTCTCTTCTTCGCTAACATATGCATCCGTAACGGACGGTTTTGCGATAGTGTCCAGTTTTGGCTCACTCATCGAGTTCATCTCCCTGTATGTGCAACGCTTCTTTTAGATCCTGTCGTAGGGTGCGAAGCATTGATAACTCACCCATGACAAATTTATAGTCCTCCATATCTTTTATGTTACCAGAAGTAACATAGTCTACATGTCCCTGCTCGTATTGATTCAGTTTTTTATATATGTAAGACGCGAGTGCAACTGAATCCATCTGTTACCTAATCGGACCCGTTACCCCTGGCGGTAAGTTTACTAACCCTGGATCTGGCGCAACACCAATTGGTTCTATTTGACCTGTGCCTGGATTGGGAGTAGCGCCACTTGCGGGTGGTCTTTGTTGTGTTATCTGTTCTGGCATTGTTGCACTTGCAAGTCCTGCATAAGGAAGCAATGGCGCTATGGGCATTGGTTGCCCATATCCACCAAACTGAGTTTGTGGCACTGCCATCGTTGGCGTTTGATAAGTTGGATATTCGGTTGCCCTTATATTACCACCAGGCTGCATCATTGCTGCTTGAGC